GAGGAGATCGGGGACTTTATAGATCTGCTGAAAAACATGGACACTGAGCTCGGCGAATGGCCTGACGCTGAATATAAGGAGTGGCTGGAGGATAGGGGCAAAGAGAGCTACATGAACCTCGATATTCGGCTCGAGCATTTAAGGCTGGCAAGGGAGTGCTTCGAGAGCGCGATGGATCACCTTCAGGCCGCGCGGCGAGTAGACGAGAGAAAACATTTATGGGAGTTGGAGAGCCGGGTGCTCCGTGCGGATGCATGGCAGGAGCTCCAGTACATGTGTGAGGATTTCCCTGGCGTTTCCGTATACAAATATGAGTTCAGCAAGGAGGAAGCAGATGAGAATCGGAGTTGACGTAGAGCTGAGCCGGAGAGATATCGAGCGGCTGCATCGCCTGGATCGGAAGCTCGATCGGATGCAGCAGAAGGCGGATCGGGCCATCAAGGGCACCGGTGATTTCATTGGCGCGGGCATGGCCGGCATCGGACTGGTAACGTTCGTGCTGGCTGTGATCTCGGCGGACGGCGTGCCGACGGAGATGCTCGATACATGGACGTTCATTACCCTGATCGGGGGACTGATCGGCGTCGGCGGGTGCTGGCTGCTCGGATGGATGAGGGAGGAAGCATGACGGACGAAACAAAGGAGTACCTTCCTGGCATCATCGAGGAAATCGATGAGCTGCGGGATGAGGTGGAGAAGATCCACGCGGCTGAGGTCGAGGAGTGCAATAAGAAGCGCGACGAGATGGACCAGAAGGCTCTGATCGGCGCAGCGGTTAAGGTAGAACATCTTTATGGTGCCTACATAGCGCTCGACAATGCAGCGAGAATCTTAGCGGGCTTTTAGGAGGGGCAGCGAATGCAGCATTTGAATTTTAAGAACGATGATGATCGTCGTCGGTTCCTGTATGAGCGGAACGAGGAAGAAGGATGGTATGTCTGGAAAGAGGACCACGACCTAAACCGGAAATGGTTGAGGGTGGATCTCGATGAGTTCTCGGTCATCGTCGAGGAGCGTGAGTTCACGACCTATAGAGGAGATATATCGATGGCGCTTTCGTGGTATATGCACGATGGAGCGTGGGGAGAGCGGCCATTCGAGGACTACAGCTCGAATTTATCAGCAATCGTGACGGAGCTCCGGGCGATGAAGCAGAGAAATAAAAAATGACCGATGCATCTAGGAAATGCACCGGCCAAAAGAACAAGAATCAATTAAAAGGTTACCACGTTCACAGACGAGATTCAAGGGGGTGCGCATGACGACGAAAGAGGTGACCGCCTTCCTGATTCGTATCTCGGCAGATCTCACGCTCATGATGGAGCAGAAGCACGATGTGCATCGCTTCGAGCGTCCGATCACCGACATCCGGGCAAACATCGACCGGATCGATCGCGAAGGAATCACGAAATAGCATATGGATTTTAGGCCCGACTGAATCCGGGCCTTTAATCAAATATAAGGATGTCCCATCGTCCGAGAGAAACGGGGAGCTTGCAACATTCAGCGAACGAGTGTTTGCGATTCTGCATTTACAACAGACTGCGAAATGCCATGGCCTCCGCCCCATACAGCGGAGGCAGCAGTCACTAGAGAAGGAGGAGACGATGGCGTTACAGATAGTAGATACCGATACCGGCGAGATCCGGGAAGATGATCAGGACAGACTGCCGAAATATCAGCATTACGGTACGTGCCGGTTTTGCGGCCAGCACGGAATCGTCGACACGGATGAAGAGGATACGGATCAGAGAACGGTAGACGAGTACGTGACGATGCACTGCACATGTCAGGGCGCCGAGGAGTATCAGGAGCGCATGGCGAAGCTCGCGGAAGCGAAGGATAACCTGCAGGAGATCACGAAGAACGTCAATCCGAAGATCACAGAGGCGATGACCGCGGGGCTCGATCTGATCGGCTGCGGAGCGATACAGGAGATGCAGGTGAAGATCGGCCGGAAGACGCTGAAGGTTCAGATAAAAACGAAGGGATCGATTCTGGTACAGATGACGGAGACGACGCGATCCGCACTCGAGGCCTGACGCATGAGAAATTACAGAGTAGAGATGAAGAAGTGCCCGGACGGGAAGGTGCGGTGCACCGGATCTGAGGACGATGAGCAGGAAAAGGTATTCCAGTGGAAGCAGCTGCAGTTACGGGCTCATCCGGAGCTGAAGTCCCTTCATCATACGCCGAACGGCGGCAGCCGGAACCGGCTGGAGGCCATCAAGCTGAAACGGATGGGTGTGCTGGCTGGGATCCCCGACATTGAACTCGATGTGAGCAGAGGCGGTTATCATGGTCTGTTCATCGAGATGAAGGTCGGGATGAATAAGCCAACAGAGAATCAGATCGAGATGATGGAGGAGCTGACGCAGCAGGGCTACCTGTGCAAGGTGTGCTGGTCCGGAGACGATGCCATCGATGTGATCAAGGAGTATTTGGGGATATGAAGAAGAAACTGATGAGATTCATGGGTAACGCGGAGCTGCCTGCGTTCCTGGCCGACATGGAACTCGAGAACCATACAGACTGGAGTAAAACGAGCAAGGGCACGGAATCGAAGGGCTTTTGCTTTTTCGATTTATCAGAGCCGCCGGAAGAGCGGCTGAAGTACGTGTCCGGCGTCGTTGACAACTCGTTCGTCGCCGTGTTCGAGGTAGCGGACGATGTGAAGCTGCGTGAGAGCACTGCGTGGTATGCAGTGCCTGGGCATAGTGGCGATTTCGTTTTCCCGCCACCAATGCAGCAGAAAAGGAAATATTCGATCGAGCGGTACAGCAGCCAGACGTTCACGATCAAGCGCTTCGGAATACCGGGGCTCATGGGCGTGTCCGAGGACGGAGAAATGAAGTTTGACATCTACTGGCTATGGGAAGACTCGGAGATGCCGCTCAGCGAATGGCTGAGAACGCTGAGTAAGGAGAGCGCAGAAGAAACAGCGAAGAAAATATGCAGGTGGATGAGAGGTGAGGGCAGATGAGGCGGATCGTATACACCTGTGACCGCTGTGGCCGAGAAATCAGAACATCTGAGGAGAACCCGATGGCCATCGACATCGATTTCGCCATGCGCGAGGAGAACGATACAAGCCCGCGACAGCCGGCGACGGAGGAGATCCGAAGTGCCATGTCGAGCATGCTCGGCCGGGATTACTGCTATAGCTGCATCGAGAAGATCGCGAGCTACATGATGAGCGCAGACAGCGAGCTGATCGGCGAACAGGTGGCCGCGCTGCGCGAGGAGAATGAGCGTCTGTGCCGGGAAACCGGAACGCTGAACGATGAAAAAGAAGAGCTGGTGCAGCAGGTCGGAACGATAGTAAAGGAGAACGAGCGTTTACGTAACGAGGCCAAGGAGCTAAATGAGCGGATCGCTGGCATGAAGCGCGAGACATTGGCTGAAGACGCGAAAAAGGCAGCCGTTTCTTCTAATAATAAGAAAAAAATCGGAAGGCAGCCGAAGCAGGCCGCTGAAGAGCAGCCAGTGAAGGACGAAAAGCCGAAACGGGAGTACAAGAAGCGGGAGCCGGACGCCGGCAAGATCGTCGCGCTCGCAGCCGCAGGATGGGATTCGGAACGCATCGCCCTGGACATGCACATGGATGAGGACGAGGTGAAGAACATCCTGAAGCGGGAGCGTCAGAGGTATCAGTGAGTTAAGCGAGGAAGCCACGGGATAGCAGGAGCCGTCCCGTAGTAGACTCGTTAAAGCGATTAATTTTAGGACATTTTCTAAATACTAGGTGTGATATGTACCTTCAGAAAACATGGATCTATGGAAACCGAATAGAAGTTCGCAAGTACCACACCATTCGGTACAACGTGAAGGGTGAGGTCCGGGGGAGACGGAAGAAGCCGACCTCGGAGCAGAAGGAGCTGGCAAACGAGAATGCGAGCCGGAACCGGCTGCGGAGACTGATGATCAACAACTTCGGGGATGGGGACATCCACCTGACGCTCACCTATAAGCGGGAATGTCGGCCGACACCGGAGGGATCGAAGGAGATGATCCGGAAGTTCTTCCGTAAGCTCCGGGAATACTACCGGCAGCATGGCCAGGAATTCAAGTGGATCCTGGTAAAGGAGGACGGCGGGAAGGCGATCCACCACCACATGGTGATGAACGATGTGGATGGGCTCCTCGGGTTCCTGCGTAAGGCGTGGCCGTACGGTGGCGTTCATGTCGTCCCGCTCTATGAGAACCAGGATTTCGGCGGGCTCGCCGATTACTTCGTGAAAGAGACGAAGGAGAGCTACAAGAAGCACAAGGAGAATGGGGAACCGTACCGCGTCCGGTATTCCTGCAGCCGGAATCTGCAGCAGCCGATCGAGAAGACAGAGGTGGTCAGTGCGTCGTCCTGGCGGCAGGAAGTGAAGGTGCCGCCGGTGTTGCAGCGTGAGGGCTACCAGCTGGAGAAGGGAAGCGAGTACGCAGGGACGGATATATACGGGTTCCCGTTCCAGACATACACGTTCATACGGTACGGGGATGAGCAGGACGGGGAGAAAAAGCAAAAGAAAACGATAAAACCGAGAAATAAGGGAAAGCAACGAAAGCAGCAAGCAAAAGGAGAACAAACATGGCAAAAGGATTAAATGATTTGAATGACTATCTTTTCGAGAGCCTCGAGAGACTCAACTCGGTGGATCCGGGCGATTCGGAGAAGCTGCAGCAGGAGATCGCGAGGGCAGAGACCGTGACGAAGATTTCAGCTCAGGTAATAGCGAATGCGAACACGCAGATCAAGGCGGTGAAAGAGCTGAACGAATACGGATACGTCAAGGCGGAAGGCGTATCTGAGAAAATGGTCGAGCTGATCGTCGACGGTGGGAAAAAGGCATGAGCGCGCGGAATATGTATCCGCCTGATTTCGAGGAATTCATCAGAGCAAACTGCTGGATGAGAACAGATGTGGAGCTGGTGGCCATCGTGAACGAACATTATGGCACCAGTTACACGAGGAAGCAGATCCGGTATTACCGGCATAACCACCATTGCTACAACGGACTGAGCGCCTGCAATTACGAGCCGAGGCGAAAGTATACGCCGGAGCTCGTGGAGTTCGTGCGCGAGATCGCAGCAGGCCGGTCACGGAGAGAGATCATCGAAATGGTCGAGCATGCGTTCGGAGTCAAAATCAGCATCAACGGATTAAAAAGCATATTCAAGAGCTATGGAATCTCGACCGGGAACGATGGCCGGTTCAAAAAGGGGAATGTCCCATTCAACAAGGGAAAGCATCATCCGACGAAGGGGCGGGCGTCAGAGACGCAGTTCAAAAAAGGCTGCAGGCCGCATAACTGGAGGCCGGTAGGAAGCGTTTACCTTCGCGGAGATGGCTACGTATGGAGAAAGGTAGCAGAGCCGAACGTGATACGTGAAGAGCACAGATGTGTGTGGGAGGAGCACTACGGGCCGATCCCGGATGGGATGAATGTCATGTTCCTGGACGGAAACCGGAGAAACTGCAGCATCGAGAACCTGGCACTCGTGTCGAAACAGGAGAATGCCGTCATGAATAAGAAAAGGCTTCGGTCAGAGGATCAGGAAGCGACACGGGCTGGAATCGCGACCGCGAAGCTCACGATCGCGATAGCAGATATCAGGAAGAAGGCAGCAGGCGAAAGGAGAAAACGATGATGGATTTAATATTACTGGTTCCAGTGATGGTGATGATCGTCATGATCACCGTGTTTGTGATTTGGAAGTGAGGCAGCAGGCTAGTTTTTTGTTGAAAGGGTGAAAGAATGGCATGGGCAACAAAATGTGATAGATGCGGTAGGTATTTTGATTATAGCGAAGACAAGGCAGACGCATTCGCGTTCATGCGGTACAACCGCGTAAAGAATTTGTACTATACCGAAAGCGAAGAAATCGATCTTTGTCCTAAGTGCGTCAAATCACTAGAGAAATGGGTGGGCATGGAGGAAGATGATGATTAGGAGGTTGGTGAATGAGCCTAAGTAGAAAATACCGTCGAGCCATGGAACGGAAGCTTTTGAGGGACCACGATCCGATGGCGGAGATCAAGCGGGCATCTTCGGAGGTATATGAGCGGCTGCACGATCGGGCAATCGATAAAGATACGCATGATCTTGTTTCGGCCATGTACTACCTGATCGGCCTGGCACTCAAGCAGGAATACGGTTTCGGAGCGACGCGCGTCATGCGAGTCTATCAGAACATCGATAACCAGCTCGAGCGCTGGCAGAGTGGGGAACTGAAATCCACGGACTTCCGGAAGATGGCCATGGACGAACTCGGCATAGATTTACAGATACAGTGAGGTAGCGATGGCGAAGAAGAAGCGAAAGAAAACGACGGCGGAAATGAAGAAAATCAAGAACATGGCCATGGAGAAGCTTGCGGATCCAGACGAGGACACGAGCGAGATCGCCCAGGAAATCGGACGGAGACCGCCGTACATGTATACGGAGCTCTGTCCTGACCCAAACTACAGACCGTAACACTGGAGGTATGAATGGCAGACTATTGGCTTCCGACTAAAAATTCAAAATACTATATATCAAAGCAGAAATATCTGACGGCACGCCATTTCTGCCTGCAATACTCAGAATGGCTCGATGAGTACAACGCGCTTTCAAGCGGATCAATCAGCGGGATCAACTACGACGGGATGCCGCATGGATCTGGCTCAGGAAACCCGACAGAGGCGAAGGCTATACGCATGGCAGAGCTGTCCAGTAAAATCGAGATGGTCGAGCAGACCGCGATCGAAGCGGGTGGAGAAATCGCCGAATGGATTCTGAAAGGCGTCACGATCGAGTCGGCGACATTCAACTATCTGAAGATGGTCACGGGCATACCGTGCGAGAGAGATATGTACTATGAGAGGCGTAGAAAATTTTACTGGTTGATTTCTCAGAAGATTTAGATTAATCTTGAACTGATTAGAAAAAGTTTTACTTTTGCAGGGCGGCATCGTTCACGCGATGTTAGCCCTGTTTTATTTTTTTTGAAAATATGTGCACATACCCATTGATATAGAGTGTACTCTATTATATAATTAAATCATCAAAGAGAAGGGAGGTGAGAATATTGAAAGGACGAAGCCGGAAACGGCAAAATAAAAAGACGGTTTTGACCAGTCTTTGGGAGATCATCAAAACCATCTTCATAAGCATTCTGGCAAATCTGATATATGACTTCTTGAAGAAGCACATCGGATTCTGACAGAAACGGGAGGGCTCACAAGAGCCCTTCCTGAAAATAGATTAACACGTGAGAAGGAGGAAATCAATGGACATACTTCAAATCATATTCACGACGATCGTAACAATCATAGCATGGGAGACAATTAAAAAGCATTCAAATAAGCATACTGAAGATTGATGAAGGGAAACGGGATGGAAGCAAAAGATAAATACGCAGCGCAGAAGAGGTATCAGGAAAAAGTTGGCATCATTGCTAAATCATATCGCTTAAAGAAGGACCTGACGGATGCGTTTGCACGTGCTTGCGAGAAGCGCGGAGTCAGTCAAGCCGGACAGCTGACGACGATGATGCAGGCGTTCATCGACGAGGTGAATGCGGAAACCGGTGAAAAAAATCAATAAAATCATGAACGACCGCACTCAGCGGATGTTTTCATGTAGTATTCTAGTAGAGTCGAAAAAGGGGATGAGCAAAAGCTCGTCTCCTTTTTTGGTGAGTTCTTTTGTTTGCTAAACAGTTGCCTGGGCAGTTTGCCTGCTCACCCGACACCGGAGGAGAGCATAAAGCCGGTATATAAATACTCTAGGCGGGTCGGAATGATCCGCCATTTTTATTAGCTGAACCCACTTGTGAAAAGCGATGGATAAATACACAGAGGACGAAAAGAAAACAGGCGAGTGGATACGAGCGATCTCAGATCAATCGTACAGAGGCTGGAAAGCGTTCTATCACACACGGGAGTGGAGGAAGATGCGAGCGGAGATTCTCGAGCGAGATCATGGCCAGTGTCAGCGATGCCGAGCGATGGGGCGATACAGAAAAGCGGTCACAGTCCATCACGTGAAGCATCTGAAGGATGCACCTGAGCTGGCACTCACAGAGAGCAATCTCATGAGCCTGTGCCAGGAATGCCATGAAGACATGCATCCAGAATTCAGGTACAAGCCGAAGGGGTTTCAAAATCACGAGCGATGGTAAGTGTTTGATCAACTCGTGAGAGGGGCAGCAGGAGCAAACGGTGAATGTTTTCGCGTGAAACGCAGATACCCCCCGGTGCGAAAAAACGAAAAGCGGTAAAGGGGGCCGGGACCGGCCTTCACTCTTTCCTAGTGAGTTTTGGGCGAAAAAATACGTGATGTGCGCGTGCGTGCGCGCGTAAATGAAACAAAATTTCAAATAATCAAGGAAAATGAAACAAAAATGGCAAAAAAGAAGCTCGAAACAAGGCGAAAAGAGGTGCGGTGCGAGCTAGAAAACCAGCTGAAAGCGAAGGGCGCCGCCAATAGTATTTACAGGGATAAGATTGACGACTACATGGAGCTGTGGGATCTGAAGGAGATGTACAAGGAAGACATCAGGAAGAACGGGCTCAGGATCGACGGGGCAGATAACCCATCGGCCAAACAGCTGCAGTCGACGATCAGGCTGATGGATCAGATGCTGGATAAGATGAATCTGACGACAGAAAACGTAGTTTCGGAGGATTGCGATGTCGACGCGCTATGAGCCGAACATCGACGAGTGGATCTACCTCGTCAAAGGCAACCACATCGAGCACTGCAAAGAGCAGGAGCTGATGATCGATAACAATTTAATACCGGTGCTGGAGCGGAAAGACGTGACAGTGGACGCGGAGAGAATCCGAAGAGGCCTTAGCCTGGAGAAATATTTCCCGTACAAGCTGCTGCCGTGGGAACGGTTCCAGTTCGCAGTCATCACAGGGGTATTCCTGAGGGACGACATCTATTTCCACGAGATCCGGGACATCATCGGGCGGGGAGCTGGGAAGAATGGATTCATAGACTTCCTGGCGTTCTATTTCATATCTCCACTCCACGGGATCAGGGGATACAACATCGACCTGATTGCAAACGGAGAAGACCAGGCAAAGACGTCGATCGCAGATCTTTACGACATCATCACAGATCCAGAAAGGCCGGAGTACGCGAGGGCGCTGAACTCAAATTATAAGGCCATGGCGGAGAAGATCGTCGGGACGAAGATGCGGGCAGAGTTCCGACTGAACACGACAAGTACGAAGAACAAGGACTCGAAACGCACAGGCTGCATCATCTACGACGAGAAGCATCAGTACACAAGCACCACGAACATGAACACGCTAAAGTCCGGCCTCGGAAAGATGCGATGGTGGCGCGAAATCACGATCACGACGGACGGGCACATCCGCGGCGGCGTCCTGGATGACGAGAAGGAACAGAACAGGAACATATTGAGCGAGTACAACCCGCTGAATCGCACATTTGTGAACTGGTTTCGAATCGAGGATGAATCCGAATGGAATCAGATAGGCAAGATCGTCAAGGCAAATCCGTCACTGGCCTATCCTTCGTTTGATTCTCTGAAGACGACCATTCAACAGGAAATCACCAACATGAAGAATACACCGGAATACTACCCGGAGTTTCTGGCAAAGCGATGCAATTTCCCGGTGAGTGATCCGCAGAAGGCCGTGGCAGAATGGGATGACATCGTAGAGTGCTGCAAGGAGTCGCCGTTTGAAATACAGAGCAACATGTCATGCGTCGGTGGCGTCGACTACACAAAAACGAACGACTTCGTGGGCTGCGTTCTCGTGTTCCGAAAGGGAAACGACTACAGCATCATGCATCATTCGTTCATCTGCAAGCGATCGAAGGACCTGCCGAACATCCACGCGCCGATCGAGAAGTGGTGCGAGGAAGGCGTTTGCTCGATCGTTGACGAGGTGGAGGTCCCGGCGGAAACAGTTGCGGAATGGTTTGCGGAGAAGGCGAAGCACTACAACATCACGATGATCGGAATTGATAATTTCCGCTTTTCGCTGCTGAACAAGGCGTTTCGGCAGGTTGGATTTGATGCATTCGACAAGGAAAACAAGAGCATATGGCTCACGCGTCCTTCGGACATCATCAAGGCGAGCCCGATCATCAACAGCCTTTTTATAAACAAGAGACTGTCAGGCTTCGACAGAATGATGTGCTGGTACACGAACAACACGAAGACGATCAATCGGGATGGGAACATCACGTACGGAAAGATAGAGCCGAAGCTCAGGAAAACCGACGGCTTCATGGCGTTCGTTCACGCGATGTGCTGCATCGATTCGTTACCAGAGATTCAAGATCTTCCGTCGATCAACATCGGAACGTTCACGTACTGAGCCATCCGACAGCTAAGAGGTAAGTAATGGCAGGATTTACAGATTTTTGGAAATCGTTATATAGCAAGCTCATGGGCGGGAAGACCTACGAGGTGAGTGAAAAGGACGTGCGCGACTTCATCGATAAGAACGAATGGAACCGCTTAGCGATCTATGATTTCGCCCTTCACGTGGGAATCAACATCATCGCCTATGCGCTGTCAAAGTGCGAGTTCAAAACATTCATGAACGGCAAGGAGGTTCGGCAGGGAGAATATTATCTCTGGAACTACCAGCCGAATAGAAACATGAATACCTCGCAGTTCCTTCAGAAGCTCGTGTGGTCGCTGATCTATCGCGGCGAATGCCTGGTCGTGCAGAGCACGAAGGGCGATCTTCTCATCGCGGACGAGTATACACACGAAACCTACGCACTTTCACAGGACACATTTTCGAATGTGACCGTCGGGCTGGAATCGGATGGAGGCTGCTCGCACCCATACACGTTCAGAAGAACGTTTAAGATGGATGACGTGCTGTTCTACCGCCTGAACAACAAGAACGTCACAAATCTTTTAAACCAGCTGATGAATGAGTACGACGGGCTGCTGGAGTCTGCGATCAATAAGTTCTACAAGTCCGGCGGCGAGCGTGGCGTGCTGACGGTCAGCGGCAAGGCACCACAGATCAATTACGGAACGAATGAGGACGGAACCCCGCGAACGTTTAACCAGGTCTACAACGAGATGATGGGAAAGCAATTCGGGAACTACTTCAGGTCGCCGAATGCCGTCATGACGCTATGGGATGGATTCACCTATGAGACGAAGGGTGGAGAAGCAAATAAGAAGTCGACCAGCGAGATCAAGGACGTCACAGATCTGACAGATGAGATCTATAGCAAGGTCGCAAATGCGATGCTGCTGCCGCCTGGGCTTCTGAAGGGCGATGTTTCCGGCACGAGCGACATCACGAAGAACATGATCACGTTTGCTATCGACCCGATCGCAAAGATGATCGAGCGCGAAAACAACCGGAAGCGCTCAGGAGAAGCTGTCCTAAATGGGACATATCAAAAAATTGACACATCGGCCATCCAGCACATCGATGCTTTTGACATAGCTCAGTCCGCGGATAAAATGCTCGCATCCGGTATCTGGTCGATTGACGAGATCCGGCGAAAGGCAGGCGACACAGAGCTAGGGACCGAATGGTCTGGAAAGCACTGGATGACGAAGAACTATGCAGATATTAAAGACGCCGGAGTAAATCCGGCTGAAGAAGGAGGTTTGAATGAGTGACCAGAACAAGCTCAGATGGAGATTTGAGCAGAAGACCGATGCTCCAACTGTGCATAAGCTGTTTATCTATGACGCGATCAGTTCTGTTGGAAAATTCAACTGGGACACATGGGAGTATGACGAGTCAGAGACGAGCGCAAAGCATATGCGAGATCTGCTAGATGAGATTCCAAACACAGACAGCATCGAGTTGCATGTGAACAGCAGCGGTGGGGAAGTCGGTGACGGAGTAACCATTTACAATCTGCTACGGCAGAAGGCTCAGTCGGGATGCAAGATCGTCGGGTATGTCGACGGCTATGCGCACAGCGTGGCTGCAGACATCATCATGGCATGCGATGAGATCCACATGGGCCTCGGCACCTCGATGCTGCTGCATTATCCGTGGATGCGGGCAGCCGGAAACGCGAAGCAGCTCCGAGATTTCGCCGATCAGCTCGATGCGCTGGGAGATGCATCTGTGCAGCTCTACATGAGCCGTGCGAAAAATATCACAGAAGAGGAGCTCCGCTCCATGATGGACAAGGAGACGGTACTCTCACCGGACAAGTGCCTGAAATACGGTTTCTGCGATTTCGTGGACACGTATGAGGCAGAGAAGAAACAGGGAAAAAATCCGGGTGCAGGCGAAGAGCCAGAGGACTCGGATACGGATGTGGAGGAGCTTCGCGAGCAACTGAGAAGGCAGCTGATCGCGCAGCAGGAAGCCACGAAGATGCTTCAGTCTCTCAGACAGGTGAAACCGACAGCACCGACCACAAATATCAGTAACACTCTCATCGCTGCTATGAAGCGCATGAGCGTTAAATAAAACCTAGGAGGTAGATTTGATGATTAACAAGGACTTAATCAAGCAGGCAAACATGGCAACTATGCAGAAGCTTTCTAATGCGCTTCAGTCAAACGACGTAGAGGCAGCAGCGAACGCGATGCAGGAACTTCAGACATCCGTATGCGATCAGATCGAGGCGGAGTTCGAACAGTACAAGGATGTTTCGGATATGAGCGTCCTTCAGAGCAGAGGGCTCAGAGCACTCACATCCGAGGAGAATCAGTGGTATCAGAAGTTCATTTCCGCTGTGAAGTCCGGCGTAAAGCAGGAGATCGCCAACATCGGCACAGCAATTCCAGTGACCATCATCGACCGAGTGATCGAGGATATCAAGAAGTCTCACGAGCTTCTGAGCGTCATCAATCTCGTCGATGCAGCAGGCGCGATGAAGCTCGTCGCAAACGCTACACAGTTATCCGCAAAGCTCGGATCATGGGGCAAGGTGACATCTGCAATCGCTACGGAGGTGACCGGAGGTGTAAAGGCGGTGGATGTGACCGCAGCGAAGTACACGGCTTACTTCCTGATTCCGAAGGATTTCGTAAGATTCAACTTCGGATTCGCGCCGATGTGGGTAGACCAGTATATCCGTGCCATCCTCGGCGAGGTGATCGCTTTCGGACTGGAGAAGACTATCCTGAAGGGCGACGGCAAGGACCAGTTTATCGGCATGGAGATGAATACCACAACGGCGTCCAACGGCAAGTATTCTGCGAAGGCAGCGAAGGCAATCACGAACTTCGATGATGACTATGCTGCGGTGATTGCGGATCTCTCTGTAGACGAGAATGGCGACTACAGAACAATCGACGAAATCCTCCTCGTTGTAAATCCGAAGGATTACATCAAGAAGGTGAGACGCGCACAGAACGCTGTTACATCTGCAGGCGTCATTGACCTGATTTCTCTCACATACCCGACAAAGGTCGTGCAGTCTGCATTACTTGCGGAGGGCGAGGCAGTCGTCGGAATCGCAAAGAACTACTTTGCGGCGATCAACGGCGGAACATCTGGCATCGTCGAGTACGATGACTCGGCTCAGTTCCTGGAGGACAACCGCGTATATACCACGAGAGTATATGGAAACGGTCTGCCTGTGGATAACACATCCTTCGCGAAGCTGGATATCACCGGTGTAGAGGCTCCAGCGCTTTCTGTGAAGGTGAAGGGAACCGTTACGACAAAGGCGCAGGCATAAGGAAAACTAAATGAGCGCGTTAAATGTATCAGCTGACATCATTCAGATGCTGAAGGACTATCTGCATATCACCTACACGCTCGATGAGTCTACACTGCGGCGGCTGAAGGAACAAGCAGCAAACGGCATTGCGTATATCCGGAGGTATTGCAATGCCGCCGCAACCTGCGAACCGGGCACGGACTATGCGGCCATGCTCTGCGAATACGTACTGCGGGCAGAGTCTGGAGCACTCGAGACGTTCAGCGTAGACTTCGATAAGGACATTAGGGAAGCGAAGATGCTGACCGAGGTCAACTGCTATGCGGAGGTGATGGGATATGCTGAAACGAAAAAGTGATTTTTTGACATTCTGCGATGGCTGGGGCACATCCTATGAGGTTGTAGACAGGCGGCTAAAGAGAGTGAAGCAGAGCATCATCCACTTCGCGGATCAGACCGTCGGCGAGCGCCGATACTGGGACGCATATGTGGCGGGTACACAGATTCAGAAAGCCGTGCTTGTCCCATATCAGACCGATGTCGAACGTGGTGATGTGTTCATGATAGGGGATGTTCAGTATGAGGTGGTCCAGAAGGACTACCGAGGAAATACGGCCCCGCAGGCATGGCTGCTGTCGCTTCAGTCGGCAACTGTGAAATACAGAGGATGCGATGGAAATTAAAGTGAATGCGGGCGAGTTCGAGAAGGCCGCGCAGAGCATCTTAACGGACTTCAGTAAGCGGACACGTGAAAATGTAAGTGCAGCAGTCGATAAGACCGCGAGTCAGGTGGTGAGGAAGACGAAATCAGACTCGCCGGTAAAGACGGGAAAGTACAAAGCCGGATGGGCTTCGCGCGTGACAGAGCAGTCTAATGTCAGCTACCAGAAGACGGTTTATAACAAGGACCGGTACAGGCTGACGCACTTGCTGGAGAAGGGGCACGGCGGACCGCATCCGGCCGGACCGCATCCGCACATCGTAAAGGATGAAGAAGCTCAGAAACTATTTGAAGAGAACCTAAGAAAGGAAATCGAATCATGATGACAGCCGAAGAGGTTCGAAACCTGATTTCGTCGACGGGGTTCTACTTCGATCCAGAACACCCGGACTTCATAGAGAGTTCAAAGAAAGAGCAGCTAACGCCTCCATTTCTCGAATACGAACTGGAGGACGTCAACTTTTTCGCAGACGGGATTATCTATTTTAAACGTAAAAAACTAACGATCAGATTATACACAGACGTATATGACAAGGACGCTGAGAGCACACTGGAAGCAGCGCTGCAGGAAGCAGGGATAGGCTTTTCAAAAGAAAAGCAATATTTCAATTCTATCGGGCTGTGGGAATCTGGCTATCAGACGGAGGTTTAAGAATGCCTAAGAACAAGGTGAAATTCAATGTAAAGAACGTGCATTATGCGCTTCTCACAGAGACAGAAGAGGGGACCGTCACATACGGAACACCGGTGGCGATTCCTGGTGCACGATCACTTTCGATGGACGCACAGGGGGATCTCACGAAGTGGTATGCAGACGGCATGGTCTATTACACGACCGCAGCCAACAACGGCTATGATGGAAGTCTCGAGGTCGCGATGTTCCCGGAGTCCTTCAGAACGGATGTGTTAGGAGAAACGCTCGACGAGAAGAAGGTACTGGTTGAAAACGCAAACGTGGAGCCAAAGAGGTTCGCGCTTCTTTTCGAGTTTGACGGTGATCAGAAGGGGATCCGTCACGTTATGTATAATTGCGTCGCAACACGACCGGCCGTGTCTGGAAATACAGTGGAAGAGAGCAAGGAGCCGGAGACTGAGACAGCGAACATCACGGCGTCACCGCTCAGCGACGGAAGAGTAAAGGCTAAGACGTCGGATTCGACGGACGAAGCAACCTACTCGAACTGGTATAAGAACGTATACGTGTCGACAAAGGAGGCGTAAACGATGGCGGCAGTGACGAAAGAGATTACGGTTGATGGGAAGGCGGTCAAGTTCAGAGCGTCCGCAGCCATCCCGCACATTTACAGACTGAAGTTCGGACGCGACATTTTCGCAGATCTTCAGAAGCTGTCGAAGGCGCTGAAAACCGGCGGCGGCTTTGAAATCGAGTCGCTGGAGATATTCGAGAATATTGCGTACATCATGGCGCAGCATGCAGATCCGAACGAGGTGCCGAGTGACATAGAAGAATGGCTCGACGAGTTCGGAACATTCAGCATCTACGAAGTGCTACCAGAGATCATCGATCTTTGGGGCGTCAACACGAAAACAGAGGTGAAGTCAAAAAAAGGAGTAGGCCATTAGATCGACCGATGACTACTCCTCTTTTTATGCTTCGAGCAGTTCAACTGGGCATATCAATCGCAGACCTGGAGCTCTTAACGATCGGGCTTGTGATTGATATGTACACGGAATCAGCCAACGATCAAGAAGATTATGACCTGATGGCATCACAAGAGGATATGGATAAATTCTAATGGCAGACAGAATTAAAGGCATCACGATAGAGATCAACGGCGATACCGTAAAGCTATCGAAGGCGCTGGAAGACGTAAATAAAAAGATATCAAGCACTTCAACCAGTCTGAAGGATGTGGACCGCCTGCTGAAGCTGGATCCTGGCAACACAGATCTGTTGAAGCAGAAACAGGAGTATCTGAACACTTCCATCGAGGCCACGAAGGAGAAGCTGCAGCAGGAGAAGGAAGCGCTCGAGCAGATGCAGGCCTCTGGATCAACAGAGGCGAACCAGGAGCAGCAGAACGCACTTCAGCGAGAAATCGTTGAGACGACGCAAAAGCTAGAGAAGCTCGAAGAGCAGAATAAGCAATTCTCTGTGCTCGGGTCGCAGATTTCAGTCGTCGGTGACAAGATCTCAGAAGTGGGTGGAAAGATCACGGGCGTCGGCGCAGGGCTGTCGAAGAGCGTGACAGCTCCGATCACAGCGATCGGGGCAGCGTCTATGGCCGCGTGGACTGAAGTCGACGAAGCGCTCGACACGATTACGCAGAAGACGGGCGCATCCGGTGACGCATTGGCCGACATGCAGAATCGGGCAAAGGAACTAGCGACCACGATTCCGGTGTCCTTCCAGGATGCCGGCACGGCTATCGGCGAGGTCAATACACGTTTTGCATCGACAGGCGAGGAACTGTCAGACCTATCTGAAAAGTTTCTGAAGTTCGCGAATGCCAACGGAACGGACGTAAATGCAACCATCGATCAGACATCCGCATCCATGAAGGCGTGGGGCCTGGAAGCGAAGGATGCAGGCGCATATCTCGATACGCTGAACGTTGTCGGCCAGGCGACCGGAATAAATGTCGATGCGCTCAATGCGTCGATGGCATCCAATGCGACCACATTCAAGCAAATGGGAATGTCGGCATCGGATGCCGCTACATTCCTCGGGCAGGTAGAAGTTTCCGGTATGGACTCCAGCACGGCCATGAAGGGACTTCAGACCGCGATGAAGAACGCAGCAGCGGACGGCAAGGCTTTGCCGGACACACTGAAAGACCTTCAGGATAAAATGGGCGGCTCTGCGACCGATACCGAAAAATTAAACGCATGTATCGAAACGTTCGGGTCGAAGGCTGGCCCGCAGTTCTATAACGCACTGAAAAACGGAACAGTTAACCTGAACGATTTCGGTTCATCCATCAGCGATAATATCGGGAGTGTTTCCGATACTTTTGACGCGATGCTGGATCCGGCGGATCAGGCACAGGTTGCGATGAACAATCTGAAGGAAGTCGGGGCACAGCTCGGGGATTCATTACAGGCGACGCTGGCACCGATCATCGAGCAGGTGGTCGGAAAGCTCAGAGAATTTAAGGGCTGGCTCGATAGCCTGGACGATTCAACGAAGCAGACCATCGTAAAGATTGGGCTTGTGGCAGCCGTGATCGGCCCGCTTATCGTGCTGATCGGGACGGTTGCGTCGTCGGTTGGTGGCCTGCTGACGAATTATATCGGCCCACTCGTGACGTTCATCCAGTCATCGCTGATACCGGCGATCACAGCCATATCCGCGCCGGTGCTGGCAGTCATTGCCGTATTGGCGGCGTTCGCTGCATCATTCATCTATCTGTACAAGACGAATGATGAATTCAGGGCGAATGTGCAGGTCCTATGGTTGGAAATCCAGGACACGATCCAGAGCGTGATCGAGGCCGTGCAGGCCATCATTCAGGCGTTCATAGAGGTCGTGCAGGCGGCTTGGGCACAATGGGGAGACCAGATCATGGCTGTTGTGAATACAGCATGGAACTTCATCATGACTCAGATCAAGCTCACCATGACGATCATCAAGGACATAATCAGCGTAATTATGTCGGCGATTAGTGGGGACTGGACAGGGACGTGGAACGCAATCAAAACACTGTGCAGTGACGTGTGGAATGGAATCAAGCAGATCATCTCGGATATGATCAGCGCGATCAGAGATACAGTGGCGGAGATACTCGGAAAAATCGCGGATAAGTTCACGGAGATCTTTGAGAGCATCAAGAGCGGCGTGACAAAGAGGATCGGCGCAGTCAAGGAAGTGATTATCGACAAGATCGGCGAAGCGATGGACTATCTGAAGAATCTGCCGCAGCAGGCACTCACCTGGGGCCGTGACCTCATCGACAATTTCGTCGAAGGCATCAAGGAGACAGCACATAAGGTCGCAGACGCCGTTGAAAGCGTGGCACGGAAGGTTTCGGATGTGATCGGATTTTCTGAGCCGGAGGAAGGACCGCTGTCAGATTTCCATACCTACGCGCCGGATATGATCGATCTCTTCGCGAAGGGAATCAACGACAATATGTATAAGGTGCAGCAGGCGGTCGAGAAGATGGCCGGGAACATCAGCATGACAGTGAACGGTGCGTCTATGGACAGAGGTGCTACGCCGATCGTGGTGCGGTCCGTGAACACAACCGTACTCGACGGCAAGGTCATCGCGCAGTCTGTGAATGAGAATCTGGGGGCAATGCTGTGATCAGAAAGTTTTACCTGGAAAATGAATATGGCCAGCAGTGGGATTTAAACAATCTCACTACTGGCTTTTTTAATGATCCGAGCGGGCTAGGATACGAGCGCGAAGCGTCCTATGCACGCATCGGTGATAGGTTCATACGGAACTACATCGAGGACAAGCAGAAGAGCATTAAGGGAACAGTATCGTTCACACGTAAAAATGGAGAATCACCGTATGTCCAGCAGCACGCATTCACTCAGTACGTTAACGCGGCGAAGGATTTAAAGCTGCGGTACATTACGGATTCTGGAGAATACTGCAGAGATGTCGACCTGGTGACGTTCGAAAAGTCCGAGATCGACGAGAGTGGAGCGCTTCAGTGCGGGGTCTCATTCACGTGCCGAAGCCTGTACTATTCAAACGCGACGGACAGATTTGTCGTGCAGAGAATTACAGGCGAGTATCGATTTGATGCGCGCTGGCCGGTACGTTTTTCAGACTATCAGTACAGGCGAATGGCGATTTCGAACGACGGCCATGTTCCGGCACCATTCACACTAGATCTGTATGGCTACCTAGAAAGCCCAACTATATTCGTAGAACAGAATGGAGTGGAAGTAGCTCGCGCCGTTTTCCCGGTGACGGTAGAACTCGGAGAGCATATAGAATACAGCTCGGTTGACGGAGATCTGTATTGCAGGCTTGTGAAAAACAGCAGAGCGGTGGAGAATATCGTTCCGCTGCTGGACATCGCGAACGAGAACTTTTTCAAGCTTCCGATAGGTGGCTCACAGTTCAACATTACAGGGAACACACAGGTGACATCACGAACGGTCATGACGATTTTTAAATATTACAGGGTGGTATAAATGTACATCGCTTATATTCTGGACAGCAAAACACTGAAGATAAAAGATGTTCTTGAATACTCAGAATATGACTTTTCGGAAGACATTGATTATTCAAATAAGTCGACGATTACAGCGGCGCGCAAGCCGGTCATAGAAGACAACGACTTCGTGATTTGCAAGGACGGCAACGGTATTGCGTTCCAGGGGTTATGCGAAAGCTACAGCTCTAGTAAGAACGATACCGAATATACAATCACGCTTATCCAAAAAGAGAACTACTTCGATCGTTCGATTTTCGTAAGTGGAGAAGAACTGATTCAGACAGTTGGAATCGAAGATTTCATAGTGAAGTGCATTAAAGAAAACTGGCTTGATACAGGCGATGAGCTGATGGATGCAAAAAGCATTACCGTAGTAGCTGAAACGCATACGAAGGTGAATGCGGCAGTGTCCACAACAGTGAATGTGCAGGAAAACGTTTTCAACCTGAAGACCTATTTGGGAAACGTGAAACAGTATTATGGCATCTATCTCGATTATGAATTCGAAAACGGAAAACTTCAGATCATTGTAAATCGAAAGGACGCCGAAGCGCTGCCGGTAGATATTCAGGTTTCTGATATCACTGATTACACGGAGGTGTACGACATCAATGTGCTGGCAAAGCTGAATGTGAAGTGGAAAATACCGGATGTAGAGGAAAATGGTACAACGATTGTTGGAGCCGTGACCGACCGGAAGTTTTATCTGAGAACAGACAAAACCATCACAGAGGACGGGAACGATCCAGACAGAGCGGCCGGCATCGTGCAGAATAAGTGGATCGAAACGGAGTCGGAGGATGAGATGATCCAGCAGGTGCGAAACGAGTTCACGAGCAATTCATATAATCACAAGATTTCGTTTTCGCTGATCAGAACATCGAAGCTGTATTCAGAGTCTGACTTCTATGTCGGTCGGAAATGCACGATCAAGACAAAGACAGGAATTCGTGCATCTATCATCACGCAGGCACAGGTTTCGAGCTTGTCGGCATTGAAAGACATTGTATTCGGGAACCTTAGGGTAACGTTAATAGAGAAGCTGAGGAGGGCTTAAATGGTAAATGGTATCGTATTCAGCGATCAGCTGATGACATCCTCGAATTTCGCGCACTTCGTGTGGACATTTCTGAACCATGCGAACGGAATAACGAAGGGATGCGGACTCACACATACAGCAGAAAGTGCTTCGATCGCAGCGGGATATTTTTTCACGTTCGGCCGCATGGTGCAGATCGAGGGCGTAGAGACGGTGAAAATGCCGGAGGTACAGTCAGGCCAGATGTACTGCCGTCTGGTTTTTGAGGTGGATTTGTCGAAGGAAAACACGACGGAAGCATTTAACCAGGGATATTTTAAGGTCCTTACAAATGCGGCAGCAACGCCGCCGGTGACGCAAGAGGATCTGGACAATGGCGGCAAAGTATATCAGATGCCATGGGCTACGTTTACGAAGACAACCAGCGGAGTGAGCGACTTCAAGGACGAGCGTCCGATCATCGATATGTCAGATTTATGGAACGGAGCGGGGTTTCTGAAAACGGAAGCAGCAAAGCAGGTGTTCGACATTACGCTGGCGGCGTCAGACTGGGCCGGATCAGCGGCACCATTTACGCAAACGGTCAAGAACTCAAAAATCACAAGTTCGATGGATCCGCTTCTCATCAAACGTTTATCAAGCACGGCGAATGCGGAAACGGCCAGGGCATACAATAAGGCGTTCGGGCTTGTGTCATCAGGAACGGCAGTCACGAGCAACGGTTCGGTGACATTTAAAGTATACAAAAAGCCGGCAACAACAATCACGGTTGGACTAAAGGGGGCGTATTAAATGGGACTGGTAAGTATTTCGGGAGGAGCAGGCGGAGGAGTCACCTCGGATGAACTGAGCGTCACGAATGACAAGGTTGTGGCTGGCCAGACATATGTAGGGGCGGATACGGATGACGAGGCCGGAACGGGTACGCTGCCGGACCGCGACGCAGTCACAGATGCAGTCTCGGTGGCAATCGATTCAACGAATTACAAAGTCAGAATTCAAAACGGAGCGTATAGAAAAAACTCAGATTCTGGGTACCCGGAGGTGAATGGATCACTGGCATCGTTAAGAACGGCAATCGGATACGTTAATACAGCTAAGGTTTTAAGCGACACGGCGATCGCCGGCATGAAGGGGACGCTAACAGTTGCCCCAGCAACAAATTTTAATGCGGCCCAGTACGCAAATAAAACGCCACAGTGTACATGGGCCAGACCATCAAGAGGAAGCATGTGGAGCGGTATCCGTATCATATGGCGTTCGGACAGATATCCAGAGAACACAAACGACGGGAATGTGTTCTATGAAGGCGCGGATACCTACGGCCGTAAGTATATCGGCGTGAACGGAACAATCTACTTTAGTGCATGGAGCTACCTCACGACCAACTACGGTCGAGTTTATAGTGAAAGATTAACGACGTCTGTTTATCTGTCTGAAGCATCCGGTCGGCAAGTCCTCACGTCGTCCGGCACGTTTACCGTTCCAGCAAACGTCCGGCACATCAAGGTCTTCATGATCGGTGGCGGAGCGAATGCTATATATGGCACGCACGCAGGCGGCGGTGGAGGCGGATATCCGAACACGGTTGCATTCGATGTTTCACCAGGGCAAACGATAGGATACGCCGTAGGAAGTGCGAATTCAGACACTGTGTTTGGCTCATATAGAGCCGCACATGGAAAGAGAAACACCGGAGACACAAATTATCCGTGCGGCGGCGACGGCGGTGCCGGAGGCGGTGCGCAGTACGAAAGCGGAGGCTCTTATGGCGGAAATGGCACGGCTCATGGTAGTAGATACACAGGAGGCTCTGGCTGCGGAGAAGCCGTCAAGGGGCCGGATGGAGTTTACTATGCTGGCGGTGGCGGCGGTGGTGGAAGCAGTGGAAGCCACGGAAGCGGCGGCGTGACTGGAGGCGGAGACGGAACGTGGGCGAGCGCCTCAAATTGGCACGGAGAGTGGTGGAACGGAAAAGAAAACACCGGCGGTGGTGGTGGAGGCGAAGGAAGCGGATCTCAAACGTGGGGAGAAGGCAAGGGCGGCTCTGGAATCATTATCGTCGGCTGGGGCGATCAGGAATGGTAGGTGATTAAATGGAACTTAAACAGAAGAAGGACTTTGCGTTTATCTGTAATAACGGAAAGGACGACGAAGTTTTCGCGGTGACAAAGTGCGACAACCCATCAGAGGCCGGAAGCATCGCTCAGGCTATTAAAGGGCCGACGGCCTATGCTGTCGAGTGCAACAACTATAGCCTTTATCCGCCGACGATTTATCGCAACAATCGATTTTATAACGTGAATGAGGAGACCGGCGAGGAAGTCGAAGCCGAGTACATCCCATCGGCCGACTCACAGCTCAAGACACTTCAACATGACAATGAACAGCTTACCATCGCACTTGCGATGATGCTTGGAGGTGAATCCTGATGAATGATGAATACTTAGTTATTATCACAAAGGCGTGCATTTTCAGAACTCGGCGCGGCGAGGACCTAGAAGATATTCTCGCAGCGAACAAAAAACTGACTAAGGAAGATAAGGCAAAGATCAGGGAGGCTATCAATGGCTGATGTATTAGTAGTAGACAAGGATAGCCGAGTAGTCAGGGTTCCGGACGGATTCGTGCTGGGAGTAGAATCTGACGAAGGCACGAACAAAGTCACGATGAAGGTACCACGGTGGGTGGGAAATGATGGAGACATTGACCTATCACTGTTCTCACTAAGAGTCGTGTACGTAAATGCGAACGGCATCAAGGGGATGCACTTAATCGCAGATGTAACGGCATGGACGCCACAGGATGACGCGGAGTTTCAAGACGCGAGAGCCGACGGACAGTTTTTGAAGGTTGTGTGGCCGTTGTCGAGGCTCGCAACAGCCGGAAGAGGAAAGACACTTTTCTCATTATGCGCGATCACTCAGAATGCAGCAGGAGACGCGGCTAGTAAGTGGAACACGGAGGTATGCGGCCTCACTGTAAAGCAAGGCCTGGAAATCGATGATTCAGACGTGCCGCAGGAAGCTGAGACATTGATCAACCAGCTGCTGGCGGAGATGAGTGCATCGGCGTCGGACGCAGCAAGGTCAGCAAAGGAATCAGCCTCGTCGGCGACTGCTTCGTCGAAGTACGCTGACGAGGCGAAAGCCGCAGCAAATGCGGCAGAAATTCATAAGAACGATGTAGCGGAATTAAAAGATGCGGCGGCAGAGTCAGAAAAAAATGCGAAGAGCTATGCCGATGCGGCGGAGGGAGCAAAAGCTGCAGCAGCCGGTTCACAGGTCGAAGCGACAGCACAGGCCGAAGCGGCGAAAGCAGCAGAAAACGCGGCAGAAGGTCACAAGAACGATGCAGCGGAATTAAAAGCTGCGGCCGCAGAGTCAGAAAAAAATGCGAAGAGCTATGCCGATGCGGCGGCGGAAGCAAAAGCTGTAGCAGCCAGTTCACAGGTCGAAGCAAAGGCACAAGCAGATGCAGCGAAAGCAGCAGCAAATGTGGCGGCGGGGTACGCCGGGGCTGCGACATACGCCATCGGCCTGGATGCTGATGGGTATATCTCATTATTCCACTACAAGGAGGTGTAAAAATTGGAACTTGATCACATTGATAGAATTATAAACGCGGGGCACGGCGACCGGATCGTGGCCGCGCTCGACCGTATCGCAGCAGCAGAGGAGGCACAGGCACTTCCGGGCGGCGAAACATCCGCCGTACTCGATTCTACGTGCCAGCTGTTGATTGACGGTACGAACACAACGAAGGTTTTTAAGACCTGGTATCCGCGTGCGATGGCTATGGCGGGCGACGCAGCGGACCGCTATGAAATCCTCTCACGATTCGCAAAGATCATCGCGGACGCCTGGGGAGATAAGACCTATACACTGAGAAGCTACACCGCGGAGTCTTCTGGAGATCCGGTAATGACACCGCTCGATGACCTGGCGGATAAGACCGCCGGACAGATCTGCACGGAGGCATCCGTGGAGAAACCGGACTGGGTAGATGAGGACCCGATGACATGGTATATTCGTGCGAATGCACTGAGTAAGCAGGATGGCACGATGAATATACTCGCGATCGAGGGCGTAGACGGTGATTTTGATATTACAGGAGAATCAGCACCTGTGTATACGTTCGCGGTGGCGCTGTGGATCCGCGAGTGGACAGATGGAAGCTATGACTATATTTCATTTAAGACTGTGAAGGTCGGAGGATTCTATCCGTTCGCAGGAGATACCGGTTTAGACAATAAAAAACGGGCACTCACCTGGCACCCGACATTCCCTGGTGGTAAGGACTCAAAGGGGAGACTCGGATCCGGCGCTGGTCAGACTCCGATGCTCTTTACATCCGCACAGTCGGCGCTTCCACTGGCACGGAAGGTAACAGCTTACGAAGGTCTGTGGAACGATTGCGACACGATTTGGGCGCTCCGCATGTGGCAGCTTCGCCATTTTAACCTCGAGAACTCAGGTATCGCAGAAGGCTGCACAAGCTACAGCCTGCAGTATAAGGTAGCTGCAGCAGAAACTGGTGTGAGACGGGTGCTCGTAACAGAGGAGCAGGGCAAAAACTTTATCGTAGGATCCACTGCATCGGTCGGAGACCCGGCGGCAAACGAAAATAAGGATAGATACAATGCGTATATGAGAAATATCGCAGACCTCGTGAAGGTCGAAAGCATCGAGCGTGTATCAGTATCCGGAAATACGTATATGGCAATTAACCTCGACACGGCGTCTACGTTTGATGTAACCGAGACGACCTATATCTCAACGATGCCGTGGCATTCAGGAAGCACAGAAGCACTGCCGGGACATAAGGACGGCTGCAGATATAATCTCACGGGCGGCGGACCGCTGAGAGTTGCGGGTGTTGAGATGCTGGATGGCGCGTATACGCTGGGGCTTGACCCACTGTATAACGTGACAGCAGGATCTGAATCAGGAAAGTTTAACTACCAGGTGCTTGAGCAGAGAGACTCAGAAGCGCTGTCAGGCAGCATCAGCGGATATAAGGACACCGGGATTAGTTTCACGGATATGCCGCAGGGATGGAATTACGTGAAGGCGTTTGCACGTTCAAAACTTGGCGTCCTTTTCCCACGAGCAATCGGCGGATCGTCGACGACCTACTATAAGTCGGCCTTTTACGGGGCGAACTCTGCGGGCGTGCGCTCGCCTTGGCGCTTCTGTGGCTTGAACGCTGGCGGCCCTGCCGGCCTGGCTGGTGAGGCTGGCTGCTATGCGCCGTCGGGCTCGGGCTGGTCTGGTCGTCCGCGTCTTTGCGGATCGGGTAAAAAGAGGGG